CATCTTCTAAGGCTTTTCGGTCTTCTATCTGCCGAAGTACGCGCATTCTTTCTTGTGACGTTAACCCCTCAAACTGCTCCGTTGTAAAACCAGCCTCCTCAAGTTGTTGTTGCGCTAAAAACGCATCAAGCTGACCACCACCGATGGTGCCTTGTGTCCCTGTTTGGAAACGACGAATCAATCCGCCTGTGTTCATAGCAGGCACACCCATCTGCTGGGCTAACTGAGCCATATCAGGGGCCATCTGCGGAGGCGTTGGTTGCGGTGCTGGTTGCGGCATAGGCTGCTGCATACCCATTTGTGGGGGCATAGGCTGACCCATAGGCTGCTGCATCTGTGGGGGCATAGGAGCGCCCATAGGGGGCATAGGCTGGCGCATTGCCATATTGATTAGCTGATCCACTACAGGGGGCTGCGCTTGCTGCTGCATCATCTGTGCGTCCTGCCGAATATCGTTTCGCGCCTTCATCTCACTAGCAGCAATAACGCTTTCAATACCACCACCAGACGCAGCAATCTGAGCTAATGCCTGATCGGGCAAGTCTTCAGTGCGCTCTGCAATCCTAAGTAGATCTTCCATTGCCATGTTTAAACGCCTTAACCTTGAATCGTTCTAGCGCCAAGCAGGAAGTTTGCTAACTGTCCTAGTTGATTTGGCCCCGGAGTACTTGTTTGTGTTCTTTCCCCTCGATACTGACCCGGATCATTTCCTTGGAGTAAGTTCGAGTAAAATGCTAATTGCTGATATGGATAGTCACGCTGCGCTTGGAAATCTGCATATCGCTGATCCAATATTGATTGATCTTGAGCGCGAAGATCCGCACCCAAAGCGTTAAGCGCACCAAGCCTTTCTAAGTCAAGGCGTTGTTCTAGCCTGTCAGCCTCCATCGCTCTTACTGCTGCCTGATCTCCCCTTGCAAGAGCGGCTGCGTATGCCCGCTGATTCGCAATATCTGCCTGTATACCTTGAGCGCCCGCTGCTCTCAGCGCTTGATCTCGCAATTGTTGTGCTTGGAGGGTTTGAGCACCACCAGCCCTGAGAGCCGCATCTCTAGCAATTGCAGACCGTATTGTTTGCTCGCCCTGTATTTGACGCGCTCGATCTTGTGCCTGCTGTGCTTGTAGTGATTGAGCGCCGTAAACTTGACGCGCTCGATCCGCAGCTTGTTGAGCTTGCAACGCTTGAGCGCCTCCCGCTCTACGTGACGCATCGGCAGCAATCTGTGCTTGTAGACTTTGCGCCCCCGCTGCTTGACCAAACCGACCTGTAGCAATTTGAGCATCAGTGAGCATTTGTGCCCTAGATCTTTCAGCAGTATCTGCTAGTTGCTGAGTTTTCAAAATACGATCTAGGTTAGAGCCAGCTAACGTTGCTGCCCTGTCGAATCCTTGAGACAACAACTGTGCCTCCTGATCCCCCTGTCTAGTCAAAAAATCATCTTCAGCAGTCAGATTTGCCAATGTCCCTCGGCTACCGAAAGCACTTGCGCCTCCCGCTTGAGACAACTTTGCTTGCCTCTGGGCTTGCTGCTCTTGAAACTGCTTGGTGGCTCTATCTCTTGCTCTATCAAGGACTTGCTCTGTATATGGATTTTGGAATCGCTCTATGTCAGCGGCAAGATCGCCTGCATCAAACTGTCCGGGGCGGTAATCAGAGCTAATGTCTGCTCCTTGGAAGGTAGACCGGATGTCTGATCCCGTATAACCGCTATCAAATCGCGTATTATTTGGATTATAAGCAGTCCGTATAGTTCCAGCCGTGTAACCGGAACCAAAATCACCCTGACCTGTATATCCAGAACCAAATGCGCCATCACCTGCATACGCACTTGTCGCTCTCAAGTAATCAGGATCAGCGCCAGTTAATCCTTGAAAATACTCTTGTCCACCTCGGACACCTGAAAGCTCTCTTGTTCCTACACCTGTAATACCTTGAAAGGCCATTTGCTGTTCAGGCGTATAAGCAGCCGTCCTTTGCCCTTCATATGGAATGTATTCTTGTTGCAGCAATGCATCCGCCATCTGCATTTGCTTTTGCATATACGGATAAAATTCTTTAGGAATGTTCGACTGTGTAACGGTCGATGTCACATTCTGATTACTTGTACCACCACCACTTTTACCGCCCATTTGCGACCTCCTTCAGAAGCTCTTCAGCGTCTACTTCAAGCAATTCGCCTTGTACTGCTATCGGCTCTGCATCCTGTTCTTCTCGTTTAAACGATTTAGTCATCGTTATAAACTCTTTCTCAAACCCAACTTTACGCCACGCTTTTTCTAATCCCGGCGCAGTGCTTGTTTCCATGCCATCTACGCCAAGCCTTCTGCCAAGGTCTTCAACAACCTCAAGCGCCTGCCCAGACCACTCTTTGAGCCTAAGCCCACTTAGCGTGTTCAAGTCCAAGTATGTCTTTCTTGGGTAGTTATTTATTCCGCAAATAAAAAACCCGATGATGTTTCCCTCTTCTCTAACCAACCAAACGAAATAAGGTAGCTCGACCAATTGGTTAAAGATGTCTGCTGTCCAAAATCGACCCTGACTTCTTTTCTGTAAGTTCTCAGCTAGATGCTCTATTTCGGGCCAGATTTGCAATACCTCGGCTTTCTCTACAAGCTCGATGTCAAATGCCATGTTTAAACGACCTTTTGTGGAGTCCTTAGAAACGACATTATTTCTTCTGGAGTCTCATCTAACTCTGCTGGCTGCTCTGTCGTTTGAGTCTTCTGCATACGAATGTTGTTAACCATTTCATCAAGTAGCTCGCCACCCCTTGAGGTGCTCCCATCTCCGATATGCCCAACGACATCGGCAGGTATCACATACTCATCTCTGGATAACAAAACAGGCTCTACACCCTCTACGATTGCCGGTACAACATCATCCATACCGCCGCCAACTCCGGGCACCAACCCCTCAAAAATAGAGGAGTCAACCGTCATCGGGCCTCCTTCTTGGAATTTTCTCAACATGCCACCAAATGGCCGATCCATAGCGTCAGATGGTTTAATCATATTATAACCCTATGCTCATGCCGCCTATCCCAACACCGCCATATAGAGGGCTGCTACCAATATTGTTTGCGGTTGAAGGATAACCAAAGTCCATTGCCGGCATTGTTGGATCAAACGCTGGCTGGGCATAGTTTTGGTTCATAGCTGGCTGGGCATAGTTTTGGTTCGCAGCTGGCTGTCTTGCTCTAGCGGCACCGTCATAACCCGTGTTGTAAAATAATGCCGCGCCCGCAGATCCTTCCCCTAAATAGCTACCCCTTTCCGCTTCGTAAGCAGCATTCATTTGATCTACAATAACTTGTGGATTTACTCCTTGATTCATTGCGGCCCGCAATATGTCTTCATCAAATGCAGGTGCTTGATTGGAGGTATTGGTTGTATAGGACGCTCCACCATCCCTTTCAGCTATTTCGTCAGCCGTCATGTCTCTATATTGAGTCACGGTTCTTGTTGGGCTTCCCAGCAACCGCCTGTTGTAATCAGTAACCCCTACTTCGCTCGCGCCTCTAACGTTGTCCATACTTACATTGGGCATCATTTCATCGCGTGGCGTATACACTTGCTCTGTGCGCGTTCCGTCTGCTACCTGATTAACTCGCTGCTGCCCTGCTCCACCAAAGGGATTTGTAAAATAACTAGGGACAGGGAATTGAACGTTTTGATATAAATCTGACATTCGTGGAGGAGCAATGCCACCGCCCATATCAAACCTGCGTATTCCATCTTCGATACGACCGCCTTCCGAAAAACTCACAGGTGGCACAGCATTAAAAGAAGGATCTTGTACTTGGTCGAATCCAAATGGATTAGCAAAGTAATCAAATTCACCAGAACCGCTATAATCTGCCCCAGCAAACTGAGCGCCTCGATCACGCACCTGCACCGGCACATAGAAATCTTCGCCCTCGTCATCCATCATTTCGCCAGAACCCATATTCATCATGTTGAACTGGTCGGTCATGGCTTGACCCGTAAGGCCAGCAGTGCCACCTATTGATGCTGAAGTTAAGACATCTGGGTTAGTAAGAATGCTGCCAAGTGTTCCTCCAGCCGCTTCTGGAGCTAAACTAGATGTCAAATTTTGTGCTATTTGCTGACTAGCTTCGCTCCCACCTTGTGCCAATACGCTAGTGCCGATGGGCGGAGTTATATTTTGAGCGCCTTTTTGCGCCAACTCTGTCGTTAAATTTTTCAAGGCTTCTGAGCCAGCACCGCTCGCCGCAGTGCCAGCAGTCGTGCCAGCAGTCGTGCCAGCAGCAGTACCAGCGGTGCCCGCAGTACCAGCAGCGGCCCCAGAAAGACCGCTCATAAGATTTCCTGCAACACCGCCTAGCACACCACTTATCAAGCCAGCCTTTAAGCCTTCTTTGAGACTGCCGGTCTCTATAGTGGTGCCTAATCCTGTTCCAAGCGCACCAGCGCCTACGGCCCCTAATGTGCCCAATATGCCTGTTGTTGCAGCACCCCCAGCTAACGCTCCAGCTAAACCTAAAACAAGCGGTAAAAACGCCTCTGGCTGTCCTGTATCGGGGTTAATGGTTAGTTGGTTGCCGGGAACCATTTGGGCGAGCACATCGACTTCGCGGGGGTTCATATGCACCAGCATGGTGTCACCATACCGGCCCTTGCTTGCAAGCATTTCCGCTTGACCTTGCAGCGGTGCTCTTTGGCTAAAGTCTCTGTTCATACGAACCTCTTCGCGTTTAAACGTTATGTTATCTCAAGTAACGACACAAATATATCAAAGTAATTGGCTGTTCCTGCTGTCATTCGGAGCTTGTCTTTGCTTTCCAAAACAATTACTTCGCCATCCTTTAGGTATCCCTTTCGGGTTGCGGCGGCTATTGACCCTGTTTCAAACTCAAATGTCGCATCTGCACTACTGTCAAATACATGAACCGTAAGCGTTGCCGCACTTGATCCATCAGTATTTAACGCGCTTACAGTCTTCAGTATTGCCGTTGATCCCTGTGGACACTCGAACACATCAGTAATGCTTGTCCCTGTCAGGGTCGTAGCGACATTTTGATAGATAGAAGACATTACGACATGAACCAAGTCATGTTAGACGCTTCGCTCTCTACCTCATTCCTCGACGGCACTAAGCCCAATATTGTCCTGATCTGGCTTATCAACCTCTGAAAATACTCTTCGGAATACTCTTGCGGAGGTAACTCCAAAGGTTGCCTGAATTCTGCCCCACTAGATGTTGTGCTCATCTTCGACCATCCACCCTAACATCTAATCTTACATCACCTAAACGCCATCCATTATCTTCGTCAGTGCTTTCGATGCGAACTCGCATTTGCCTAGCCCTCGCTCTTACATTTGTCATAGCAAAGTCTGTTGTATTTGACACATCAACCGATGACTGTGTTGTTAATGTACCATCAGAGTTATTCCGTGACTTCAATGAGTATGTCAATGTTGGATTCGTTGATGTTCCTACAAACGAAAGATCTGGCAACAATCTGCGAACAAATGCAAATCGATCACCATCAGCTACATCAAAATCCGCAGTTTCTATAAACGCCGATAAGGGTTGTCCATCATCATTAAATCCAGTTTCATGCTCATATACATAGCCAGCATCATTAGATGTTTTAACCGCAACCGGCAACTCTGCCGATGCCCCAGCATCGTCCCATGAATCTCTTGCAAGCTCTGAAATACTCCATGCCTGCTCAACATAATTGTAAACAACCATTTTATCGCAAACAGTTGATCCTGTTGATGGATAGAACCAACCAACCTCGTTATACCCAGTATTAGCAAATGCAGTAACCTGTTGTCCCTGCACATCATTAAGGTTGTCAAAAATAAATGCTCTAACTGTGCATGGCAGTACCTGTGCCACTCCGGTATAAACATAAAAATTATGTCTATCCATAAAATACATAACATTATTAGCAACTATTGCTGCATTAGGGCTTATCAAACTAACGCCATCTGTAATTAACGTTGCCCTAAATATAAATGGAGCGCCTACAAACTGAAGGCTATACAAAGCATTATCTGTCCATATAGCAGTTTCTTGCCTACCTCGAAGCGCACCAACAATGGTTGATCCAACTGAAAGCCTTAAATCACCAGCGGTATTTCTTGTTGACGGCCTCCAATCAAGAACATTTTCTTGGGCGCACCAGCGTATTTGCATTAAATCAATATTTGATTCACCAAAAGGATTACATCCAATAGCAAGAACATGGCGATCTTGTGTAGATACAACTATCTGAAGCGACTCAGATGGAGGGTCAATTGCTCCTACTATAGTAGAAAGCTCTTTAGCTCTTGTTGTTGGATTAGTAGCATCCCACAAATAAATACCACCTAATCGCGGATTCATTACAAGATCTTCGCCAAAGTTATCTAGTGACCATAATCGCAATGTATTAGTAACATCATCACCTACAGCGGTACCCCATGTGCCACTACTCCATGTTCCAGCGCCCCAACCACCGCCGGGAACTGCAACATCTTCACCTATGCTTATCTGAAATGCCGCTACAGTGCTACTGCCACCATTGCCTGAGTCTGATGCATTTGCAGTAACAGTCACGCCCGATGTGTCTTTAGCCGTTATGGTAAATGCATTAGAGCTAGATATTGCTAATATCTCATATTCTTGATTTAACACTTCTGCCGTAACATTTCCGCCTAATGATGCGGCACCACTAAAAGTAACAAAATCACCCTGAACAGCATTATGACCTGTTTCATTTACAGTAACGGTAGAACTTCCATTTGATGCTGAAAACGTTGCATCACCCGCGCTCGTTGTCGCGCGTATAGGTGTAACATCTACAAATGTTGTACCTTGTATAATGTACGTTTTCTTTGTAGTTCCAAGTGCAATGTACTTTGTGCCTGTTAATGAAACCCACTGCTTTATCTTTCGACACGTTCCAATAAATGATGATGTGTATTTCTTTACCCAGCCTCCCATTTTTTCGGGAAAACCAGATCGAAATCTTACAAAGTTAGCATCAAAAAATCGGCCCTCATTACTATACGCAGTGCCTTCTTTATAAATACCCGATTTAAAATTGAATCTTTGTAAACCCATAATGTTTAAACGCTCTATTTATTCGAACCATTTGATCTACTAGACCATGCTTGTGCGCCAAAAAACGCAGCCAGTATACCCGCAACAGATACAAAGTAGACTGCCGCCATGTCGCCTAAAATAGAAGCGGCTTGAGTCAATCCGAAAAGCTCTGATGCCACGACCAAACTAGGGTACAACAACATACCCCACAGCGCGAACCAACTCATAGCTCGTTGCGCGTCGGCCCGCTCATGGTACAACCGTAGTTCAAGCAACTCTTTGCTAGTTTCAATCTCTTCATCAGAAACTACGCCATCACCATCCGCATCGTATTCGGCGTATTCACTGTTTTCCTCTAATCGCTTTGCATTCATAACTATGGCCCAAACGCTTTAATAATTAAAAATATAATACCGATAGCTACGCCACCCCCAATGACGAAAGTTATCAGTCCGACCGAAATAGTATGGATTAACTTTTCACGCTCTTTACGCTTCCTGTTCAACATAGCTTGATGAGCCTTTCTATCTTTTTCTTGCTGCCAGATTGCTTCGTCATAGCTTTTTAGAAGCGCTGGGTCTGCGACTAATAGCAAATCCCTAAGATCTTTTTGATATCGCTCCTGCGACCTGCGAAGCATTTGTAGCTTCAAAATGTCGTTTTTGCTTAGAGGGCTGAATGTTGAAGACTTGCGGTCAACCTCAAATACGTTAAGCGCCTCGCCAAAATCGGACACCAAAGCCATTGCCTGATCGACATTGGCCTTACCTTCATTCACATTTTGAATGACCGTATTGATCTGCTGGAGCAACATGCCAGCGGCTGCAACAGATTCAATAATCATCGCTTACCCCATAAAAAACTGCGGCAATGCTGCCGCTGCAATCAATGCGTACAGTCCGTAGATAAGGTTTTCTAAGTGCTTAAACTTAGCAGAGCCTTCTGCAAGGCGCTCTTCGATACGTTGGTAGCGCAAGGCGCACTCTCGCTCATGGGCGTTGACTTCGTTCAATGCTTGTTCGCCTTTGTCGCTCATTTTTTCTTCTTGCTGGATAAGGTTTTTTCTAGCCTATCTGCTTGTCCTGCGTGTAGCTTAGACGCTTTGCGTAATTCAGCTATCATCTTTCGCTTTTGCGCCGTAGTCATTTCAGCCATCGAACAATCCTCTAAACGGTTATATTTATTCGTTGTGTAGGCGCAAGGGGCTGCGCTTCAATTTTATTGCCCTTTTGGGTATACAAAATAGGCATTATTGTCTCGACCGTTTCTTTAACGGGTTCGCCGTCTGCACCTGTTCGTAGACGTTCTTGCTTTTGTACTGCGACCTGCTTCCAACTGACTTGAGCAGTATTGCTAACTGACGCTATTTCCATCTTGCTGTCCCTCAACAGGAAAACAATTGATATTGGCAGCTACCGTCCTTCGTTCACCCTCACCTTGGAAGGGATAAACCATGTGCTGCATCCATGATGGGAACATGTATAAGCGCCCCACCTGCGGCCTTACTACGACGTTCTGCGTAGGTTTAAGCCGTTCTCTATCCCATGTACTGCTCTGCCCGTAGTTAAAGCAGAGACAGCCATCACTTTCGCCAGAGGCGTTATACAACCCGAACTCTTGCGATCCCGGTCTTGGCCCCTGCACTATCTGAGGCGGCACCTTAGTCCATGTCGTGCAGCTAATACCCATCACAGTTTTCGTGCCGTGATCGTGAATCGGGTTGTAGTCACCCTCGTAACTATGAACCGACCATAGCTCATCCATCTCGACGTTTCTGTTGCCATCCAGCACCTGACCAGATTGGCCCATAAACTGGTTAATATACGTCACGCCCATCTCGCACAAGAACCTAGAAAACGGTGCTAGCCTTGGATCTTCGTGATCCATTACTAGCTGCTCGCCTGTCTTGATCTGGCCCACCAGCGTATGCGCTGCGCTAACCCTGTCGTTTTGTGTGACTAGCTCATCAAGATAGTCGTTACACGAATCAACAAACTCTGTCGGGATGTCCAACTCCATCAGAAACACTGACGGGAGCGGGTGCATCTGAAACTGTATCTCAGCCATTTACGACTTCTTCAGTCTCTTCCTCGCCTTCTTCGTCCTCTTCTGGCTCAACGAGTTGTGCGTCAGCTTGTACCTTAATCTTCATCATCAAAGGCCATGTGCCTGACTTACTTGGCATATCGCCAAGGATCGCTAGGATTGCGTTGATCTCGTTTTCTTCTAGGCTAATTTGCACGGTCTATTTTTCCTTATGGTGTATATGCTTTAGCTGCGGCAACAGCAGAGTCGATGGCGGTGAAGTCTTCTGACCCCCAA